CTGCCGAGGTCAGTGAGCTACGCACCGCACAGATATTCGCTTTGGAGAAGGCGTTATTGTCTTTACCCGAGGCGGTACGAGGCGAAGACCCACTGGTTACGCATCATTTCTCGGATGGAGTTTATGTTCGTGCGTTTTATATGCCGAGGGGCATGGTTCTCACGGGACAGATTCATCGTGAGGGTTGTGTCACTATTGTGAAGGGGCATGTACGCACGGTGACCACGGTGCAGGAGGAGGATGTAGTTGAGGTTTATCAGGACTTTGCTATATTCAGTACTCCCCCGGGCATGAAGCGAGCGGTGTACGCATTAGAGGATACGGTGTGGATGACGGTCCACCCGAATCCGAGTAATGAGCGCGACCCCGAGAAGTTATGGGAGCGATTTGTTGCAGACGGATACGAGGAGAATTAGGTATGGCCTTTCTCAAGACGGCTATTATAATGACTGTGGGACAGGTAGCGAGCAGCGCTATTTCTACGAGGTCGGCAAATAAGCGAGCGAAGAAGGCGCAGGAAGCGAGCGAAGAAGCAGCGCGGAAACAAGCATTGATTGAGGGTTCTGCTCCTTCGATTTCGAGCGCTCAGCAGATATCGGAAGCCGCGCAGCTGCTTGCCGGGAGTGAGGTTGGACAGGGGCTTCAGGGTATGGCTTACGAGGACCCGGAGGGCCGTGATTTAGAGGAGTTGATTCAGGACCCTGCGGTGCAGGAGGAGTTATTCGATCAGTTTGGTCCATCTCCGGAGTTGGATGCGTTGTTGGAGGCGAGCTCAGGTTTGATAGATGATGGTGCTTTGGCAGGGATGTCGTCGGGAGTAATGGCGGCGGCACGAGGTGGCGCGGTAGGTCGCCCGAAGGATGTATATTATTTTTCGGTGCCGAATATTCAGAGGATGATGGGGGATACTGACCCGGGAATCCAGAATGTTGGGCAGCAGATGATGGGGCAGATTCAGGCGAATCCTGAGCAGGGGATGGTGCAGGCGAGCCCTCAGCAGTTACAGATGATGGCGCGAGGTGGAATGGTACGTCCTCGCCGGTACGCTCCGGGAGGCCCGGTTGCTGGCCCAGATATTCCGGTGGACATGGAGGGTGGCCCTCAGTTGTTGGATTCGACGCAGGACGCGGCAGCGATCGAGTTGTATTTGGAGCATTACCTTGCGTTGCAGGATGGGGTGATTACGCGGGATGCTTTTGATGAGCGCACGGCCCAGTTTTCTCCAGAGGAACGGGCGGCGGCCCACCAGTTGTTGACGATGCGAGAAACGGGGCTTTCTCCTGAAGAGATTGTGCAAGAGATTGCCCCCCGGGGTTCGAATGATCTTCCTCCACTAGGTACGCGCTCTATTGAAGAGATCAATTCGGTTAGATAATGCCGAATGTTCTTGATGAATTACGGAAGGTAGATCTCTCTTATCTTTCGCGAGACGAAGCGAAAGAGTTCACGGTTCTTTTAGAGGAGCTGGAGAAGCGCGAGTTTCAGGAGCGGTCGGCTGGTAACTTTCTTGAGTTTGTAAAAACGATTTGGCCCGAGTTTATTGAGGGCGATCATCACCGCAAGATGGCGGATGCATTTGATCGTATTGCCGAGGGCAAGCTCAAGCGGTTAATTGTGAATATGCCTCCCCGGCATACGAAGAGTGAGTTTGCTTCTCACTTGTTTCCTGCCTATTTATTAGGCAAGCGTCCTAAGCTCAAGATCATTGAGGCTACGCACACGGCGGATTTGGCCGTAAATTTCGGGCGTAAGGTTCGTGACTTGTTGGATACGGACGATTACAAGGATGTATTTCCCGGTACGGAGTTGAAGGCTGATTCTAGGAGTGCGGGAAAGTGGTTAACGTCGCAGGGGGGTGAGTATTACGCGGCGGGTATTGGGGGTGCGTTGGCTGGACGGGGCGCGGATCTGTTTATTATTGATGATCCTCACTCTGAGCAGGATGCCTTTTCGGACAAGGCTCTGGATGAGGCCTACGATTGGTTCATGGCGGGTCCACGTCAGCGCCTTCAGCCGGGAGGAGCCATCGTTATTGTGATGACGCGATGGTCTAAGAAGGATTTGACGGGCAAGCTCGTGCGCAAGATGACGCAGGAGCGGGGCTCTGATCAGTGGGAGGTGATTGAGTTTCCGGCGATCTTGCCATCGGGCAATCCGCTTTGGCCCGGATATTGGAAATTAGACGAATTAGAGTCAATTAAGGCGTCTGTTCCGCCTTCGAAGTGGGCTGCGCAGTACATGCAGCGCCCAACCGGGGAAGGTATTTCGATCATTCCGAAGGATTGGTTCAAGGTTTGGCCGAGCGACGACCCTCCTCCGTGTAGTTATTTGATACAGAGCTACGATACGGCGTTTTTGAAGTCTGAAAGGTCGGACTTTACCGCGATAACGACGTGGGGAGTGTTCAATCCAGAGGGGAAGATTGGAGATGAGATCTATTCTGGAGGCGAGGCCCACTTAGTTTTGTTGGATTGTGTCAAGGAGCGGTTGGATTTTCCGGAGTTGAAGCGCGAGGCGTTGCGTTTGTACGAATATTGGACTCCGGACACTGTGATTATTGAGACAAAAGCCTCGGGAATTCCGCTCACGCAGGAATTACGGCGGTTGGGGATTCCGATAAACACCTTTTCGCCCAACAAGGGGCAGGATAAGATTGCTCGGCTTAATTCAGTGAGCCCAATTTTCCAAGATGGAAAGGTTTGGGTACCAGAAACCCGTTGGGCGGAAGAGTTGATGGAGGAAGTCTCCGATTTTCCGAACGGCGAACACGATGATCTAGTGGATTCTACGAGTTTGGCGCTAATGCGCTTCCGAAACGGAGGTTTTTTGCGATTAGCGACGGATTGGGAAGAGGAAGAGGAGTATTTCCCAAGGGCTCGAGTCTATTACTGATTTATTCTTTGCGTAAACGGGGGTATCTTTCGCAAGCATGTCGACACCATCCGAGTATTTAGCGCAGCCCTCCGTTGAGATTGAGCTTGAGGAGGATTTTATTGGCCCGGACGGGGTTGATGTCTTCTTCAACAGTGAGGGAGTGGGGTCGATTGGCTTCGATCCGGAAGAAGAGCCCCAGATTCTGTTTGGCGAGAACATCGCTGACTATCTTGAGGACCGAGTTCTCAGTCAGATTGCATCAACTCTGATTCAGCATTACCGCGAGGACCTTGATTCTCGCGAAGATTGGTACGATACGTTCAAGAGCGGTCTTGATCTGTTAGGTATCAAGTCTGATAACCGTAGCGAGCCGTTTCAGGGGGCAAGTGGCGTGTATCATCCGCTTTTGGCGGAAGCGGTTACGCATTTTCAGGCTCAAGCGTACAAAGAGCTGCTGCCTGCGGGTGGCCCGGTAGATACCCAAGTCATGGGCAAGATGACTGATCCGAAAATGGATCAGGCGAACCGGGTCAAGAACTTCATGAACTTCCAGTTGACGTACAAGATGGAAGAGTACGATCCTGAAATGGATCAATTGCTCTTTTATCTGCCGTTGGCGGGTTCTGCGTTCAAGAAGAGCTATTATGATCCCGCATTAGGGCGAGCTGTTTCTCGTTTTATCAAGGCAGAAGATTTGATCGTGCCATATAGCACGACAGACTTGGTTACGAGCCCTCGAATTACCCATGTCATCAAGATGACCGAGAATGATCTGCGGAAATTGCAGCTTTCTGGGTTTTATTCAGATATCGCGCTTTCTCCTCCCTCCATGATTCATGAATCTCCGACGCAGGAGAAGATTGACGAGATTGATGGGACAAGTTCTCCTCCTAGTGAGGAGGATTACACGCTTCTTGAGGTGCATGCGGAACTAGATATTGAAGGAATGGAGGATACCAATCCTCAAGGTGAGCCGACAGGACTTGCGCTTCCATATATCGTCACCGTTTGTCTGGATAGCAATAAAGTTTTGGCGATTCGCCAGAATTACGAAGAAACAGACCCAATGCGGAAGAAGATTGAACACTTCACGCATTTTAAGTTTCTACCCGGGCTTGGTTTCTACGGGTTTGGGTTGATCCACATGATTGGTGGAGTAACTAAGTCCGCAACGGCGATATTGCGCCAATTAATTGACGCGGGAACGCTGTCAAACCTTCCAGCAGGCTTTAAGTCCCGTGGGTTGAACATTCAGCGAACTGATGATCCGATTCAGCCGGGAGAGTGGCGGGATGTTGACACTCCCGGGGGCACGATTCGTGATTCGTTCCTGCCTTTGCCATATAAAGAGCCCAGTGCGACGTTATCGCAGCTATTGGGCCTTTTGGTCGAGTCGGGGCAGCGGTTTGCTTCGGTATTGGACACGACATCTTCGGACGCTAACCAGAATGCTCCGGTGGGGTCCACTGTTGCGGTTTTGGAGAAGGGTCAGAAGGTAATTTCGGCAATCCATAAGCGATTGCACTATGCGCAGCGTACTGAGTTCAAGATTCTCAAGAGAGTCTTCGGAGAAACGCTGCCACCGGAATATCCGTACCAAGTTCAGGGTGCACAGCAGACCGTTTTCCGTGAGGACTTCAGTAATCAGGTGGATGTGATTCCAATTTCGGATCCCAACATCTTCAGCACCACGCAGCGGATTATTCTGGCACAAACGCAACTTCAGATGGCTCAAAGTGCGCCTGATATTCATAATCTGAAGGAAGCCTTTCGCAAGATGTATTTGGCGCTAAATATCCGAGATATCGACGATATCCTGATTCCGGATGCACCTCCTGCGCCAAAAGACCCGATTCAGGAGAATCAGGACGCATTAACTAAGAAACCGCTCGAAGCCTTCATTCAGCAGAACCATGATGCGCATATTCAGACGCATATGGCGTTTATTGAGAATCCAAATACTGCGAATAATCAGGAAGCGGTTGCTGCGCTCGAAGCGCACATTCAGCAGCACCAAGCCCTGAAGTATCGCATTCAGGTTGAGCAGATATTGGCCCAGCAGGGTGTTGAGCTTCCGAAACCGGGTAAGGATGGGAAACTTCCTGAGTTGCCGCCTGAAGCTGAGAACCAAATCGCAATGGCTGCGGCACAAGCGACTCAGCAGATTACAGGTCAGGAACAAGCCTTGGTTGATGCTATGGAAGCTCCGCCAGACGAACAACGTGAAATGTTCAATGAGCAGATGAACCTTGAGTATCAGAAACTCAAGCAGAAGCGACAAGAGGCTGCTCAGAAGTTCCGTCTTGGGTTAGAGAAGATGGAATCGGACGAAAAACGAGAAGATTTGCGCACTGCGGCTGATCTTCAGGAAGCTGAGATGAAGCATCAAGAACAGGTCGATAAGGGCTTTCTTGAGCTTACTAAAATGGCAGAACTCTCAAGGAGAGATTAGCAATGCCGAAGGTTGGTAAAAAACACTATCCGTATACTGCTAAAGGCAAGGCTGCTGCAAAGGCTGCTGCTAAACGCCAAGGCAAGAAAGTCTCTTATAGCAGAGGCGGAGCGGTCAAAGGTCGAGGAAAGAAAAAATGAAAGATTGGAACAAAGAGCTGACGAGTTACCCGAAACCGGGGAAACAATCAGCAGGCGTTTCGGTTAGTGCCCCTTCGGTTTCTTCAAAAGGGTTGTCACAGCCTAAAACGATAAAGG